CTTTTTGTTCGTTAGTCGTTTCTACGCACAAGCCACCGCCCGGCGTGCACACTACGAACCACTGTTCAGCTAACCTCCGAGTCTTGACCATAGCTTGGTCCGTTAGACGAATTGCGGTATATGCGTTCTAACTGATTTGCCACTGGGCTAGTGCCACCAATGGGCATTGCATCAAAAGGATCGTTAGCGATAAAAAGCAGTGGACCGTCCATCTCTTTAACGGCGAGCATACCAATGCGCGGACTACGCACCAATATGTAAAGAGCTGCACGCTCGACCCAATTTAAAAAGATGACTTTCATAGGTTCAGTGTAGGAAAAATGGCCTGGTACACCGTTGGAAAGCACTGCTTAAACACGGTTGCACAGCCAAAAGCGATCTGCCGGTGCTCTAGCTGTGTATCGTTATCAGCCCGCAACTGGATGTAGTGCACCCAAGACCTTAGTGTTCCTTGCATGTAAAGGGTGGTAGGAGTACAGAGTGGCAGGATACGTCTAGCCGTCTCCTTGGCAACGCCCCGCTCCAGTAGGGTGTCATAAAACAGAAAGGCATCATCAATAATGCGACCAGCACCTGCCTGGAAGTCTTCCTGATGTTTTGGGTGTAGGTCACTAATACTGTTCTGGCGATTTTTAGTGTCTTGCCGTCTGAAGTAGGGTATCTCAGCGGGTTGTGTTTTGCTGTAGCGAGTGGAAAACTCTTGGAACGAAAATGACCGATGCCGCAGTATCTGAGCAGCAATATCCCTTTCAGTATGAATTTGAACGCACATATTGGCCATCTCAAAGGGTGACCAGTGTTTGTGCTTAACAAGGTATCTAAGAAGCCCTGGTCCGGTTTCCCAGTTGTCTTCATTGCTGGGGTTACTAACCCGTGCCATCCGCACGATCAGCTTTTCAGCGTCTGGGGTTGCCCAGACCAATTCAACATTGCTCATGGATAAAGCGCAGAAATCAAACGTTGTACCACACTTTTTTTAGCGTGGTAGTGCCTATCGCAATCGACGTGGTCTTTGTCCACCGGAATCTCTATCGAATACAAAAACGTAGAACAGACCGTACATTTTCTAACCCGTGTCTTCGCCACTTCGTGTGACTTACGAGTGCTGATCATTTTTAAAGCACCACTACCGGAAGCACCGCAATTAGGGCACTCCACTATAAAGGCCCACAAGTACCGAGCTTCGCAAGCACATGAAGTTTTTTTAAGGCTTTATGGCACCTTTGCCTTACACGTTCTCTAGACATACCCAAGTCTTTTGAAACCTTTATGTAGGTCTGTGGTTCACCGCCATCAAAAGCAAAAACACGTTCCACGATGGTACGGTCCACGGGGCTTAGGGTCATCAATAACCTGTCCACGGTGTCACTGCAGAAAAGGTTGTCAAGCTTTTCCATGGGGTGCTCACCATCAGTAATAAGCTCAACCAAGGTATGTTCTTGAGAATCCAGCCCGGTTCTAGGCTTATCCAAGCTAAGACAGTCTTCACTACGTTCCAGGTACTCCCGCAACCTATTAGGGGTTGTAGCACAGTATTCTGCGCTTTCTTCTAGGGTGGGGGGTCTGCCATGTGACACCTCAAACTGGGGTGCCCACTGACGCAGTTTTGCCAGTATTTCCCCAGCATGGGACGGAATACGAATCATCCGGTCGTGGTAGCTCAAATAACGGCTAATGGACTGCCTTACCCACCAATAGACATATGTGGACAAGGCGTAGCCACGCTCTGGATCGAACTTTTTAATGCCGTGAGCAAGTCCGATGTTTCCTTCTTGCACAATGTCAAACATTTCTGTCCGCCTGGAACGTAATGTGTAACGTTTTGCAATAGAAACCACAAGCCTTAGGTTGCAGTTGATGAGCTTTTGATAAGCCCGCTTGCCTGTTTTTACTTCCCTTTCGGTGGGATTTTCAGATGTAACCCAAACTTGTACTTGCCGCGCCAGCAATATTTCCTGCTCTTTGTTCAAGAGCGGATACCGGACAATGTCCTTCAGATATTCACTAAAGCCGTCCATCAGTAAGAGACTTCCACAATGCTTGGTACGCAGCCCATGCTGTCTTCGAGGCTACGTGCCACTTGACAGGCTTTTTCAATAGTCACATAGGAGCAGGCGTCTTCTGCTTTATCTGTCAAGCGAATACCGTTGTTCTTAGGGAAGTTTGCATAATAAGCTGCAAGGTACATAACATGAGCCCCGTGTGTTGTCTTAAGTGCGTAGCGGGTCATTAGCTGGTAAGTGAATACTCAGGAAGAGTAGCACAGTACAAATCCTTTTACTCAGAATCTTCAGGAGCTTTACGTGACTTAATACGGCCTTCAACACGCTTACGAACAGACGCACGCCAAGCAGCTTCATCCTTAGCAACTGCCTCTTTGTACATTGCGGAAGGGTATTCTCGTTCCAATGCTTTATAGACCGCGTTACGGATCCAGGCAGTGGGACGTATGCTAGCCTTTTCAGCTAGGTCAAACAGCAATCTTGCCCTATTGGGATCAAGAAGTATTTGCATATATGTTTTATTTCCGTGCCGAATCGCCATCAAGTAGTAGCCCAGTAGATTTCAGTCTAGCATTGTGCTACCAAAGAAGCGCATCATCAACATGCTTACGCCAACCAGTCTGCTGATCCTTACGAGCTTTTGTACGTTGCTTACGGCAGCCCCGCCTTACTTCCCTAGCGCCTTCAAGAAAATTGGCTGCGCGGAGCAAATCTGCAGTACTGGCACGCGCTATTTCGTACTGCAAGAACTTCATAACTATCTGCCGCCCTGTTTCCGGTGGCATAGGCAGCATCCATCACTTCCGCAAGACTACGGTAACAACCTGTTTCCTGAGGGGTATGGAAGGACCATCCGTTAAGCGTTCGATAGATGCTGACCATGCTGCGCTACTTCCTAGTGAATTTCAGACCAACGCTTTCCTACAGAGGGTTCAGCTAGAGGCGGAATATCTCCCAACCACTTAGCTTCGGCGCTTTCCATTACTTGTTTTAGCTGGAGCGCCCAATGCTGTGCCTTATCTTCACGAACTAATAAGAGAATTTCATCGTGGATACAAGCTGCAATTTTTACTTCCTGTTCACCGGCTTCCAGAACCTTTGGCCAGAGGTTTCCTAGGGCGCATTTAAGGATGGCCGCACCAGCACCTTGGATTGGTGTATTACACCTTACCGTAAGGCGGTTCATGCCACCTGGCAAGAAACGCCGCATGTCAGAACCTGGAATACGAATTTCGGCCCATCTGTTACTTGCTGTCTTTGAAGCGTCTGCGGCATTCTGGTTTTGCCACTGTTTCACACCTGCATAAGTGCCCAGCCATTGGTTACGAATTGTTGCAGCAGCCTCAACTGTCATGGTGACACCAGAGCTAGCAGCGTAATTACGCAAACCCTTGGCGCCCGATCCATACAGCAAACCAAAATTGGCGCTTTTCGCGATCTGGCGAGTGCAGCCGATTGCCTCAGCGGTAACCGTATGAAGGTCTTCACCAGCCTGGAACGCTTTGGTCATCTTTTCATCCTGCGCCACTGCTGCAGCGAGTCGCAGTTCCATCTGACCAAAATCCGCGTCCACAAGCAGCCAACCATCAGGAGCCTCAACACATTGCCGAAACTCTGTATCACGGGGAATCTGCTGATTGTTGGGCTTAATGCAGGACATACGGCCTGTTTCCGATCCAAGCTGGAGGTAGCTGGCACGTACAAAGCCATCCGGGTCCATTTTTTCAAGCATCCCTTCAGCCATTTGACGACGCTTTTCACTTTTCTTCCATGCCAAATAGGTCTGTATGACATGGTGGTCCGCAGCGTAATCCTGAAGTGCTGCTTTACTAGCACTAGGCTTGCCTGTTTTACTGTCCCTTGGCACTGTCCCCAGAAGTGCTGTGAACTTTTCTAACAATTGCTTGGGACTACTTAGGTTGAAGCCTGCTTCTATCTTGGTCCCACGACGAGCATCACCTGTAGCTTGCGGCCTGAGGTTAAACGCTTTTGGCGCCGTCTCAAGCTGTTCAATTTCCGCATACCACTTTTCGTAGTCTGAGTCGTCGTGCCCCATTTGCGTGACAAGGTCTCGAAGCTTTGAAAGTCTTTGAGGATTTGTTGCTTCTCTTGGCAGCTTGTGTTCCGCTGGAAGCGCATTATCAAATTCCCGTAGAAAGTCTTTACTGAGAGCAATAATATCGTATTGATAGTCAGCGCAAAGCTGCTTAAGACTGGAACGGTTCCAAGGAAGCCCGGTACGCCACATCTGGGCCATAGCGGGAAGTGCTCTGCACTCTAATGTGTAAGCCTCAGAAAGCCTTGCATTCTGTAACGCTGCTGTAAGTGGGTAATCCAGCTGCAGCAGCACCTCAACATCTTTAGCGGCATAGACAAACTGGTCTCACCTTCAGACTGGAACGCTCCAATCAGACCGCTGCTGTTCTTTATCGAGTTCAATTTTGAGGACACGCTTGGCCACATGGGCTAGTCCGTGTCTGAGGTTAGGCGTTCCATTGTGGTGGAGCTTACTGGCAAGCATGGTGCAACCAACCCGGCCACGCACATAGATGCCATGTTCTTGAAGCCAGCCAAGGTCAAACACGGCGTTGTGGGCTAACCAGTACCGCTCACCATTAGTGAAGAACAGACGGAGCTTTTGCCAGCCATCTGCATCCAGCTCAAAGCAGTCAATGATGACGATGGTTTTACTGACGTCGCAGCCCAGCTGGATCAAGCGAAGTTTGCCTATTTCAGGCTGTAGCTGGAGCGTTTCCGTATCGAAGGCGATAGAAATGGATGTCGAGATCTTGTGCAGATGCTCGACACCGAAAAACAAGTTGTAGTCAGACATAGGTGGTCTTCAAAGAAGTGTGTATTCAGGAAGTGGGCCTGTCCATTCGGACTCGTGTTGGCCTTCGGGACTGTACCAGCCGGTGTCGTCAATACGCCAGCCAGCAGTGCAACGCTTTAACGCCTTGTAGTTTTCCCAGACAGGTTCTTCAGGAAAAGGATTGCCGTAGTCGTGTTCCCAGTCATGCTCACTGATGCCAGTGGGTGTGTACCAGCCACCTTCGTCAGCTTCCCAGCCTTCTGCGGTACGCATTTTCCAGAGTTTGTCTTGGTCGGCCATAGCAGCGTCAAACTGGGCAGCGGTCACAGCGTAGTTATCGAACCAAGCGGCAACCCGAAGATTGTAATCGGCGGCCTCATTCTGTAAGTAGCTTGGAACGTTCTTGAGTTTTACGCTTGCGAAGTTGCTGGTGTCAAATGGGTGTGTAGACATGATTAAAGAGGAAAGGTTTCGTAAGAAGCTTTAAGAAGACTTTTTACGGTGGTTTGTAAGTCTGTGATGCGGTCAGTCGACTGCATGTCACAAACAATTGGAACCTCAGCTGTGAACCACTTGTGGCCACAGCCTGGGCACTTGCGGCATCTTACGATGCTTACTTCAAATCGAGGCTTAGTTTGAGTAATCCACCGATCACCGCGCTGTGGTTTGCGGTTGCAGTGAGGGCAGTTCATGCAAGAGGGTCGTCATAAGGGTCAAGTTCAAATTCTGAAATCAGGCGGCATAAGTACCACCTGGCTTTGCGTAGGTCTTCAAGGCCATTTTTCTGGCGATACCTCCAGATGTATTTGATGCAGTTGCCGCGCAGATAACCAAAAAATTCATCGGTTGTCATTGCGGCCTTGATCGCTTCAATACACTCCACGCCATTAGAGCTTTGGTAGTGCGCTGGAGCGTTGACAGGATCAGTCATCATGAGTCCTCCTGTGTGGTGATGACGGGGGCTTCTTTGATTAGTTGGAGCAACGTGTCTCTCTGTCTGCGGCGAGAGGTAATCATGGTGTCGGCGTCGGAGTAAGCGGCGGCGTCGGCGGCCCAAGCAGCGGCGGCAGCGGAGGCGGAGGCAGCGGTGGTGGCGTAGGCCCAGGCAGCGGTGGTGGCGTAGGCGGCGGCGTAGGCGGAGGCGGCGTCGGCGGCACGACCGAGAGCAATCGCGTCGTGAGCAGGCCATCCTAATCCGTTGGCTAACAAGTCCATGCCCTTGATAACAAGGGCGACAACAGCCTGAGCCTCAGCAGAAACGGTAGGCAGTGCTCGTAACTCTTCAGCGAGGAATTGCCACCCGACTCGAGTTAAATCCTTTCCGTCAGTTTTAATAGCGTCCGGCAGTGCAGCGAAGAAGCTGGCCGCTTCGCTTGGGGACAGTCCGTCGAAGATTGACCCCGAGATTTTGGACACCATCCTCGGGATACCGTACTCCCGCTCGATGTATGCGGGACCGTGAGGATCGTATCTTCGCTTACCAGTAAGACAACCGATAAAGCCTGTCTTGTAGCTACCTTGAGCTACAGTATCGGCTTTGACGTGAGCTGCAACTTCTTTTTTCAGTTGCTGAAAATTTTTAGTAAGCATCAATTGTCCTCCTGTCATTTGTTTTCGAAAACTTTCATCGCTCCACACTTTGTGCAGCGCAATGTATACTTATCGCAGGTTCCGCTGCTAAAATCACCGCTATATTTAAGCTCTGTCACTGCAATGGTTTC